TATTCACTGCTGACCAACTCTGGCATTTTCAGGAAGTCAGTCGACTTCATAGATATGGTGATATCGGAGATCTTGTTGTATATGCGTTGTTCAGCACCCGGCTGTGGCTTGTAGCTGTAAACCACTGAACCGTTACATTGATCGGGAACGAAGTAGTCCAGTCGATAGTAGCTGATAAACCGTCCTAACCGCTCGCCCATGTCCAGAAGGCGAAATTCTGCCCAGAGGTCCATGAGTCCGTTGCTGCTTGGCGTACCGGTAAGGCCGATTACACGCTTCACCTTGGGGCGGACCTTCATCAATGCTCTAAAGCGTTTCGCTTGTTGATTTTTGAACGAAGACAGCTCATCAATCACAACCGTATCAAAGTCAAAGGGTATGCCGCTTGCTTCGATCAGCCACTGGACATTTTCCCGATTGATGATGTAAATATCAGCCGGCCTGTGGAGGGCTTTTCGGCGTTCTGCTTCACTGCCAACAGCCACGGAGCAAATGAGATTCTGCAGGTGATCCCATTTATCTGCTTCAGCCGGCCATGTGTCCCGTGCCACTCGCAAAGGAGCGATGACCAGAACGCGATGGACATTGAAGCTGTCAAACAGCAGGTCATTGAGAACGGTCAACGTGATACTTGTCTTGCCTAGGCCCATGTCTAAAAGAACAGCGGCGACGGGATGTTTCTCTATAAAGTTGATTGCGTAATTCTGGTATTCATGTGGTTCGTATTTCATCAAGAATCCCTCTAATCTGCTGCTCATCATCAAGGACATACACCTTGTAGCCAAGCCCAGTTAATAATCTGTGTCTTGCTAGCTGAAGCGGCCTGGGCTTTTCACCGGGAGCTTTAACCTCCACGAATGCCATATGACCATCCGGTAGAAGCACGATACGGTCTGGCATGCCGGCAAACCCTGGACTTGTAAACTTTGGCGCGATGCCGCCTGTCGCTTTAACAGCCTGTACCAGCCATTTTTCGATTGTTTTTTCTCTCATTTTCATTCTCTCCATCAGGAATTTTATGGGGAGGGGTAACCTCGATGCAGGTCGTTTCTAAAACTTTTCTTATAGTATTTTTTATTCTCTTAAGAGACTTTTTGTATATGACCTTTATCGAGGTTACCCAATAGCCCATCAATTGATGAAATCCTCAAAATCACCATCATCAATTTTTAGCCGAAGGCCCGTATAAAACCGCTTGTTCTTAGGCTTGATACGCTTAAATCCTTCGTTATCCAGCGCGGCGTAAAAATCTGTCGTGCTGCGGATATACTCATTGGTGTCAATGCAATAATTCCGATATGCCCGATAAAGCGAACTGGAACTTTCACGAAAACTTGGTTCAAGCTCACATTTGTCCTCGAGGAAATGACCAAACCAGTCGTTTTGCGCCCGGTACTCCGTAATAGCTTGCTGCACACAGGCCGGCACAGGAATTTTGTAGTCCAGTGCAATGACCTTTCTGGCTCCCTCGATTACCCAGGCAAGAATGCTTTCACCGGCATTTAGATAGAGGTACTCGCCAAAGTTCTTGATGTCATTGCTGCCCTCAATCTTGGCGTCAAATGGAATGACGATCAGCCTGCGCCAGATACCGTCATCGGAGGCACTGACCTTAGGAAGGTGGTTTGTATAGAGCACCAGCGTATGGCATGGCGTGAAGCTGAACGGATCCTTGTACTTCTTTTCGGCGAACACATCGTCGGTGGAGCAGAGCTGCTTGACCATGGAGTCATTAAGCCGAGCGCCTTCCTGCATTTCGGCAGCGATTAGTAGTCGCTTCCCCTTAACCTCGGCCATTTCCGGCTTGATATTTCGGCGGCACCCGATCGTCAGGGTATCAGCGGAGATGTTGCCGCTATACAGACCGAGCACACGGGATACTGCGTTCCAGAAGGTTGATTTACCGTTGCGTCCGTCGCCATAGGCGATGATCAGGGCCTCCACATAAACCTTACCGATGGCAGCGAGTCCACAAATCATTTGCACATAGTCAATCAGTTCCTGATTGCCGCGAAATATAAGGTTCAGACTGTTCTGCCAGATTTGTTCACCCTTAGTACTGGATGAAACAGAGGTCATTTTCGTAATAAAGTCTTCCGGCGAATGTTCTTTCGCGCCGGCCATCCCCTTTTGCAAATCGTAGGTAGCGTTGGGTGTACAAAGAAGAAAGCAGTCTGCATCGAGATCCCGCGGCGAGATCTCCAACATTGGACGGGACTCCTTGAGCGTCGCTGTGATGTTTTTCGAATCCCGGCGACGAATAGCGAACGCCTGGTATGCCTTGGCTGAGAGGAATGCCCTGTACACTTCAAGCTGCGTATCATTCATGAGTGACTCGACCTTTGCCTTTGACGCATTTGCGAGAATTTCCTGAACACCATTTTCTGTCAGCAGCTTCATTACTGACTGCAGTTCGTTTGTGGCTTCATCTAATTGACGCCGAGTCAGTTCATGAGCGACAGCCTGTGCACCGGGTTCGCTTTCCTGCCAGTAATGGCTGCTGTAACGGATAAAATGTGTGGCTGGAGAATAGCGCAATTCACCAGAGAAGTATTTTGCCAGTACCTCAGCTTGGCCAACATCAGAGAAATCACCCGGTCTGTAAGATTCGGGATTATTATAGCTTTCCGGATCCACATAGCCTTCCTGCTGTGCAACCCGTGCAAAGAACCGCTGCGCGCTGTGCCATATGGTCATCAGCTCAGATTCATCAAGAGGAGGTGAGCATTTTGCAGCTTCTTCCAGAAAACATTGGAAAGCTTCGTCACCATCGCCGTATTTCTTGATGACCCGACCGGCAAACCGGGACAGCGTGGCATTGCGACTGCCCTCGGGGATAACCTGATGGGCATGACGACCTTCTGCCGCGCCCTCATCGAAGTCATCATGTTCAAAGAACGCTGTTAAGTTAATGCTCCCTGTGAAGATTTCGACCTCCGGAGCATTTGTCCCGAAAAAGAAGCGAGCTGCATCAAGCGCCTGAGTATCAAAGAAAGGATAGATGGATCTGACCAGCTTTTTCATATTGCGGTAGGCAGTTGCATCCATCATAGGATCGATCGGAAAGAGCACATGAAATTTTGGCCGAGCGGGTTTTCCATTTTTCTCGCGCATATTATATCGGCTATAATGAACGGCAAAGGTGACGTCAGGGAAGGCTTCCATGACATCGGCTGGGAGTACCCAGTTCTCCGGCTGTTCAGAGTGATCATTGTCGCAGTCCACCGGCAGACAATTACTGCTGATGAAGTTTTCACCATTCCGATAGCTGTTTTTGTATTCAGCGCACACATAATCATGCCCAACAGCTGCGATCAGCGAATCGGCGTCGGTGATTTCGACCTTATGTGGATAGGAGCAGTTGCCAGGATTGCCAATTAAATCAGCGTGATATAGCGTGAACATCAGTCTCGCACCTCCCTGGCCCCATTCCCAAAACCTTGATATTGAATTTGAGTGCTGTGATCGCGTGCATAATTTAAACCTCCTCGCAGTTTTCGCTGAAATATCGCAAGCGGTATTTTTTCCACTTGGCCCGCTTGATTTCTGCCTCCATTCCAGATGAGATGGTGCTGCCAAATACCCAGACCTCAGTGCACTTACTCATCAGCACATTTCCAAAAAATAACCCGAGCTGACGTTCAGCCAGTATGTTGTCATTCAAAAACTGGGGAAACAACAAATGAGGTGCTATGGGAATATATCCCATTTCCACGGCAAATCGGCTATAATACTGTGCCGCCTTGACGTTTTCTTCCACTTTTCCTGAATAGGGCGAGCAGATATAGACGATGGGTCTGAATGCTCGAAGTGCCCGCTCTTCCTTTTCTATATTGGTCAATGCTTCATAAGCGGTTGGGTCGTAGTAACCCTCGCTGTTAAATTTTCTGATGCTCATAATAATCTCCAATCCAAGTGGACTTTTTTATCCCTTCTTTACTACTCAATGGTGTTTAGTAATTGATTTGAACGAGAATACTCAATCTTTTTTGTAAAATTCTGTCTCATATCCATCAGCGCGAAGTAATAGTCCCTCTGCCCAGGATGGTGTTTGACTCATCTTTTCACAGACATCATTCAGCGATATCTGTTGATCGGCTTCGATAACAATTTCATCATGGACATGCATGACGATGGCGCAATGACGGAGTTCTTGCATAGCGGTGCAAAGAATGTCACGGGAAGTTGCCTGTACAATGTTTTCTACCAACTTCGGTCCGTATGAATCCAATCGCTCCCACTTTTTTGCACTGCCGATGCCTTCATAGGTGATGCACTGCCCGCCGAATTTGTTTTCACCAATTTGTGGTTTGACATAGGCAATACGCCTACCGGAGAGAAGCGTAATGAACAGCATTCCACTTTGACAGGAGAAGGTGATCCCATGTGTCGACCTAGTGGATTTATACCGGACCGCTTCCATTGCGGCTTTGTCTATGTCCCACCACAAACTCACAATCCGCGGATTGGATTGCCGCCAGGCATCGACCAGCAGCGGGAGCTCGTCTTCATCGATTCCCATTTCCAAAGCGCCCATTGCTTTGAGCGCACCCACTGAACCGCCATAACCGAGCGCTAATTCAGCGATCTTGCCTTTTTGTCGTAGATGTCTGTTAATGCCATGCTTTTCGACTGGTACCCTGAACATCTGTGATGCGGAAGCGCAGTAGATATCGCCGCCCTTGGCAAAGACCTTCTGTCGCCACTGTTCGCCGGCAAGCCATGCGATCACGCGAGCTTCAATAGCGCTAAAGTCTGAGATGATGAATCTCGAACCGGACCTCGGAACGAAGGCTGTGCGAATGAGCTGTGACAGCGTGTCCGGCACATCCTCGTAGAGCATATCCAGTGCGCCAAAATCACCGCAGCGAACAAGGGATCGTGCTTCAGCCAGGTCATTCAAGCGGTTCTGCGGTAGGTTTTGCATCTGAATAAGCCTGCCTGCCCATCGACCGGTGCGATTGGCACCAAAAAATTGAAACATCCCTCGGGCACGGCCATCAGCGCATACGGCATTCTCCATGGCCTGATACTTTCGAACGGACGACCTAGCAAGCTGCTGCCGGAGGGATAAAACGTCTGCCAGATTCGGTGGCGCTGTTTTTAGTAGCTCAACAACAGTCTTTTTGCCAAGCGTGTCAGTTTCTAAGCCGTTGTCGGCAAGCCATAGTTTCATCTGCTGTACCGAGTTCGGATTGTCCAGCTCAGTCAGCTGCTTCATTTCAGTAGTAAGCCTAGCTCGTGAGCGGTCATCCATAGTGATGGCTGCCCGTACCAGCGTCTTATCCAGTGCCACACCCCTGTCATTAATCTCCTGATCGAGATGATATTCATCCCAGACACTATCCGGTACCGGAAACTTAGTAAGTTTTTCTTGAATGGACATCTCCGTCTCAACATCACGGGTGTTATATTCTATAAACTTTGACCATTTGTCTGGTGCATGATACGGGTAATTCCTGTTGCGTTGGCCGTTTGATTTTGTCGGAGCACAAGGCTGGCAGAAGAATTTGATCAGATTTTTGCCTTCAATTAGTTTCTGCTTATCCAGCTTAAGTACCGAGCCGACGCCTTCAAGCGACAGAGGCAATCCCAATGTCGCTGCCCAAATCATCGAGCATTTCCACGAGGCAGGGCTGATATATTTGCCAGTGGGTAGACCAAGGAAACGTGACAAGCAGATACGCTCAAAATTTGCGTTGAAAGCCCACTTTGTTACCGTTTCATCCGTAAGTGCATCAATGATTTTGTCAGGCAATTTCTCTCCACTGACTAGGTCAATAACCTGAACATCACCGCCGTCTATGCTGTAGCCGCATAGTAAAATCTCAAAATCAGGCGATTCTGCATAGCGATATACACCTGATTTGGTAAGATTGATGCTGCTATAGGTTTCTATATCAATTGAGAGGGTTTTCATGACTGCCTCCCTTAAATTGGGACGACGGTAAAGAAGTTCTTTACCGCCATCCCCTGCTTACTTACTTGAATTTCCGCATGCGCTTTTCGTGATACTCTTTGTCACGAGCTTCGCGTTCGATATAGCGCTTGGCACGTCTACTGTCGTCACGAATACTCTGAATCATTGCGATCAGGAATGTGATGCATAAAACTAAGCACAGAACTAATAGAAGATTGAGCATAATTATTGTCATAGATTCACCCTCCTTGCTTAAGACAGGAAATCTTCATCATCATCTGTTTCAAAATCGGACTCAGCACTAATCTTGCTGCCGAGAGGCTCACCGTCGCGTACCTTTTGCAGATTGTTTAGACCACACGCAATGCCTTTGTTACCATTTGAGTTGAAGGCATAAAAGCTAATACTGGCCCTGCCGTAGACTCCCGAATAAACCTCAGAACGGGTTAAGATTGGATTGCGGTCGACATCCACAATACCCGGCGCGGCAGTTGCATTGGCATTGATGAAAAAGGCGTTCGCATAAGCAGAATCATCCGGTCGCTCAATATCACCATCTCGGAGTGGGATCTTGATAGCCGTAAGTTGAGGCACAGATTTACCGCTGCCTTTAAGTTTGGCTTCTCCCTCGTGATAGGCTGCTTCGATGGCGGCCTTGACCTTGGCGACAGTCCTGGTATCCGATTTCGGAATGATAAGCGATACAGAGAACTTCGGCGTGCCACCGTTGATACTCTTGGTTTCCCAGACGTTGGCATAGCTCCAACGCGTATCTGGGCCGGTGATAACCTTCAGGGGATTGTTGACTCGATTTGTTTTATTGTTATTCATGATCGTTTTCCTCCATAAAATCATTTTTGGCTGTATTCATGACCGGACGTTTGTCGCTCTCCGGCACAAGAGTGGGTTTGCCCTGCGGCTTTTCGATATAAACTGAAAGAAGTTCGTCGAAGCGGGATTTGCCAAGTAACTTTTGCATGGCAGTGATGCCGAGAACCTTGTGTTCATACGGATCAAAACCCGCATCGCTAACGGTGTCCGCGACCGCTGTTTCATTGGTGTACTTCCGATTGGAGCGGCCTTCGACGAGTTTCCAGCCGATCCATTCCCTGCCGCTCATGGCCTGCTGTAGGGCGTAGTCTTTGATATCCGTAGCCCAACCGATAAGATCATCGATGCGAGAAAGGATTTCTTCGACTTCCTCATCTGTAAGAAGCGGCGGCAGCTTGAAATCGAAACGGGCAAGCTCCAAGTTTGCATCAGCCCTGGCGCGGCAATCATATTTAGCCTTGCAAAACTGGCACCATTCACCACAAAGGAAGTTACCATCACCTGCAAAAGCTAGATCGGCAGTGGGCTTGAGCACCTCGTCCGCCCAGCGGTAGAGCTCATCTTTCGAGAGTTCATAGGTACTGACATTATCGCGGCGTGGCTGATAAATGATCATGCGAACGGTGTCGAGGTCATAAATCCCATCAAACAGCTCCAGTGCACCCAGGGCGTAACACTGCATCTGTGGATTCTTTTCGGCGCTGACTAAAATTCCCATTCCGTGTTTGTAGTCGCATACCTGTAAAATTCCGTCCGCGATTATGATGCAGTCGGCGGTGCCGAAGCCAGATTCTACCCAGCGGGAAAAATCCACGCGCTGCTCGACCAGAACAACCGGATCGGCACAGGTCTGCTTGGCTACTTCCACCAGTTCAAGAATGTAGGCAGCATAGCTTGATGCACAGTCGGCCATCTCCGCGCTGAACCATGTGAGGTTTTCGGTTGGATCCTTTGCTTCCATGTCCAGCGCCCTGCGAAGCTTATACTCACAAAGTTCATGGGCATCAGTGCCTTCAGCGGCGTAATTGCTGCCCTTATCGTCGTAACTTTCACAGAGACGAGCAGAGGGCGGACAATGAAGCCAGCGATTGGAACTGGATGCGGAGAGAACAGCGTGTCCCTTAGTTAGCATTGGTCAGTCCCTCCACATCGGTGAGCAATGCTTTGTAGTTGATCGGATCAATGGCCGACAGCTTATCAGCACCGTACTTTTGGAGAAGAGATCGAATCTGAGCGGTGAATCCAGCACGAGACTTATTTGCTAAGACTGCTCTGACCGCTTCCAGTGTAAGTTCTGGCTCGGCGGGAGTAGCTTCCGGCAAAGACTCATTGCTGCTAAACTGCTCTGTCAGCCATATTACTGCCTCATTAATGGCTACAGCGGCGCTGCGCAGTTCTTCGATGGTCATCGTCATGTCGTTTGTTTTGCCCATTTGTTTTCGCTCCTTCTTTCGATTGGCTCTGCCTAGCGAGCAAAGTCAGTTTTCTTGCTAGGCGCATGGAAACAACGCTAATCGCGGTGAGAACATCAACGAGTTCATCATCTGCAGCGCAGCTCCGTGGTCTTGTCTTTGCCTTATGCATTTGTTTACCTCCTTGGAAGGAGCGCTTGTCGTTTTGCTCTTTCCACTACCCAATGGAGGTAACAGTGCTCTTTGAACGAAAATAGAAAAAATCATTCTCCGGTCACCAATCGAGGTAGCCGGAGAATGATGGACGTGGTATCAGATGTAGTCGCGTAGAATCTCCCGCAAAGCTTCAAATGCCTTTTTCTTTTTGTAGTTGATAGTAGACTGACGAGAAATGCCCAAAATGGCTGCTATCTCTCGTTCGGATTTTTCCTGAAGCAGAAGCTCACAGATACGGCGTCCGTCGGGGTCGAGCATATCTAGTTTGCTTATAAGCGTATCCAAAAGTTCCCGTTCCTCTATGATGGACAGAGTATTTGGAGAATCGTCCGCCAAGTCGTCAAGCCAGCTCTTTTCATTGCCGTTTTCGTCAGAGGCGGTGTAGTCAAGAGAAAGAACATCACCTGCTTTGCGAAAACGACAGGTCCAACAATCCATGTCGCAGAGATAGCGCTTGCTGGCAGGACAGACACAACGGCCGTGCTCCTGCTGCCTACGACGATAAGCATTGATGTCGCGATAATAGTTGTCATAGTCGGTCTTGCTGACAGGTACCCACTTGCGAAGGTCTTTGATGTAGATTTTTCGCTCATGGGATTGCTTCTGATTTTCTTGGGTTTCACATACACAGCACTCATCTGCATGCTTCTTGCCACGCTCATCACAGCTGTGTTTGATAGGTTCTTGATGGTTGTTTTTTGTATCGACCGTTCGATTGTTTTCACGATAGACTTCTTCGCTTACGGATTTTGCCTGTTTTTCACTTTTGAAATTATGTTGCCGATTGTCCATGATTGGCTCCTTCGCGATTGCTGCCAAAAAGCAGCTGAAAAGCGAAGAGCCAAATGCATCTTTTACACCAAACTAGTAACCAGTTCCTGAAAAAGGGCGCACGGAAGAAAGGTCGAGTTCGCACACGACTTTTCGCTTTCCTATTCGGCTGGTACTGGTTTGAAATTAAGGTGGCCGAATGACTTGTCTCATGCGAAAATTCTCTTTTCCAGGCATAAAAAAAGCCGGGCATAGAAACTAGCGTTTAATCTACGCTAGATCATATGCCCGGCCATTTGGTATCTCGTAGGGTTCAGACAGCTTTACTGTCCTATATGAACCACGGATCCGTTGCTCGGTGCTATTTAGTTATTATGCGAAACTAAAATGAGTCTTTTTTTCTTATTACATCTGCCGGGTTTGTTTCCTTAACGCGATTACTAAACTGGACGTTGACGACATGGCCACAATGGATGCACTTTGTTTCCAGATCGGCATCACCATTGATTTTTATGTCCAATATACGTTTTTTGCAAATAGGGCATGGGATACGCTCTTTTTTCATCGTCATCTAGCCTCAATACATTCCAATGGTGCTGACTTCGTGCTCATCTTTGCTAATTAACGAGAGCGACATCGAATTTCTACACGGAATTTTCGATTTCGCCTCACGGCTTAGCTGTTTGGGCTTAATATATTTTAGAACAATCAGTCGAAATTCTGCAGCTTTCTTTGAAACTCCAAAAGTGTTTGCAACTGTGCGAATGATCTGATCACGCTTGGAAACGACATAGGTTTTTCCAAGCAGTTCATACATAAACCGCATGGATTGTCGATTCTCACTAACGTACTGCTTCATGAAAGAATGAACAGCAACAGCAGGCATGAGGAGGGCCGAAGCAAGTTTATCCGCTTGCCATTCGAGCCAGTCACGAGAATCCGATTTACCAATCGTCCGGCAGATGATGGGGTGGGAGATACCTTTTGGTTTATGGATAAGCCAATGGGCACACTCATGTGCAATCGTAAATCGAGCACGGCTTTGACGTTCACAGTTTAGAAGAGATTGATCGATCAGTGCAGTGCCCGCATCCACCTGGATGATCTTTGGCTTATCTTGTTCTGGATCATAGACAGGAACGCTGCTGTCAGAAAAGATTATCATACCAAGAACAGATGCATTATTTGAAAGATCAGCGAAGTCAAGCTTTAACTTCAAGAACCTCTCCGCAAATTGATCCACATCGAGCGGTTGAGGATATTTCAATATTGACTGATCAAATGACTGAATCGTCTGAAAGGCAATCCGTTCAAGATCCATTGAAGATAAATATGGAGTTTTTTCTTTTTTAGTTTTTGTGATCATCTTCATCACCTACCCTTTTCAATAAAATGAGCGGACCTTAATACTGAACCAGGATATAGGAAGATCCTGGCTTATCATGAAAAATAGAATAAGTAGAGACAGCGATAAATTAGTGATCGCTACTTATCTTCTTCGGTCTTTCTTTTCTAGCATTTCATCAACAAATTTCAGCCAATCTTCGACTGAAGCGTTGTTATTCTTTGCTGTACGCAAAGCAAGTCTGACAGAATCGCCCACTTCGGAATTCATGATGTAATCAGGAAGGTCAGCTGACACCTCTTGCCTACCCTTTCCTGCTAGATCGAATAGCTTAATGCGCTCTGTATCATCGAGTGAGAGGATCTCGACAATCGCATCAAGCAATTCTTTGTTCGGTGGGTCTTTACGATTATTTTCCAGATCACACATATAGCCAGGAGATTTATCTACACGAGCAGCGAACTCCCTTAGGGTCATCTGTGAAGATCGTATGCTGTAAAGATATTGTCCAAAATTTTCCGTATTTTCTCGGTTCATCTGAGTCACCTCGCCATTCGCCATCTGGTGAACACAGTTTATCAAGTCGAACATATGTTTGTCAATGATGAATTTTATTGAATGTTCCCTAATAACAGAAATTAAGAGTAATGATTGGCCGGCTGATCAGATGAGTTTCAGTCATGTACAATATTGTTGAGTTTTCACATGCACGTTCTGAGGTGATTTAATATGGCGATACCCAAATATTATGAGTTTATGAAGCCCCTATTAACAATACTTGGTGACGGAGAAATTCATAAAACGCAAGAAATATATGCAGCACTGGCAGAACTTTTCAACTTAACTGATGATGATTTAAGTGAATACATTCCCAGCGGAAGGCAACCACTTTATCATAATCGAATTGGATGGGCAAAACTTACCTAAATAAGGCAGGTCTAGATGTCATATTTAGGTTCTCTGTCATTCCAGCTGATCAAATTCAGTTCCTTTGACCAGCCTTTATTGTTTTCTGAAAGAGTGCCCATGGTTTCTTTAATTTCATACTTTATGTCTGCCATTATTCTTCAATCCTTTCATCAATCCGTTGTGAATTTTCCAGGTTCTTCTGCAACTCTGTCTGACCAGATAACTTCTTCATAAACATTTCCGGCCATTTTCTCCGCTTGCCGCATGACGATATTCATCGCTTTTAATGCTTGATCTGGTGGATAGTCATACTTGCTAAGAAGCCTCTTAATCACACGTCTCATGCTTGCCCTAGCACTTTTACGAACACTCCAATCAATAGTGATGTTGTTTCTTATGGCTAAAGTCAATTCATGAGCGATTTTCTTAAGCGTTTCATCTTCCATAAGTTCTTTTACGATATCATCCGCTGTCAGTGCATCATAAAAAGCAATCTCATCATCGCTTAGACCCAGTTCAGCCTCTTCCTCACGCATCTTTTTAATGTCATGGGCCATTCGAATAAGTTCTTCAATCACTTCAGCATTTGTTAAAGCTTGGTTTCGATATTTGTTTAGAGCCTTTGTGAGTCTTTCAGAGAACTTCTCTGACTTCACGAGGTTTCTCTTTTCCATAGTTTTGATGTTGCCTTCTAATAATTTCTTAAGCATCTCTACAGCTAAGTTCTTCTGCTTCATTTCCTGAACTTCTTTTAAGAACTCTTCAGAAAGGATTGAGATCTCCGGCCTCTTGATTCCCATGGCATCAAACACATCGATAACATCTTCTGAGATGATGGAGCGCTCCAGCATTTGATGTAGTCTTGCTTCAATTTCTCTTTTTGATAATGGTGTTTTGTCTTTTTCCTTCAGTTTAACTAGACTTGCTTTAACTGCTTTAAAATAGCTGACTTCAAGAGCCTTCTCTTTCCCCTTTTCAGTCGCAGCACATAGGGCATGAGCCTTGCCTAGTTCAAGAGCTGTCTTTTTAAATTCCTTTTGTTCTTCTTCTTTCTTTCCGAGAATGAAGTCCATGCCACCTACGATGGTACGCATTCGCTCCACTTGTGAGTTACCCATATATTTAGAGTAATCATATCCATGCATCATGTCTCGTAAGATCTCAAGTTTCTCAAGCATTACAGCAACAGCAACATCCGTATCAATACCGGTATTTTGACGATCCGTATTCGTATATTGTTTTAAGGCGCTCTTTAAGCTTTCTAATATACCAATATAGTCAACCACCACACCACCAGATTTTTCTTTGAAGACGCGATTAACCCTTGCTATGGCTTGCATCAGGTTATGACCTTTCATCGGTTTGTCAATATACATGGTATGCATGGATGGCACATCAAATCCAGTGAGCCACATGTCACGAACTATCACTATTTTAAGTTCGTCACTATTGTCCTTCATACGTTTGGCCAATAAATCCCTACGCTGTTTACCTCCTAGATGCTTCTGTAGCTTTTCATTATCTGCGGCGCTGCCGGTCATAACAACTTTGATCTTCCCTTTATTAATATCATCACTGTGCCAATCAGGCCTCAGCGCTGTTATGGCATCATAGAGTTCAACACAAATTCTACGACTCATGCAGACCACCATAGCTTTGCCATCGATGCTCTTAGCCTTTTCTTCGTAGTGATTTACTATATCTTCTGCAAGCTTTTTGATTCTATTTGGAGATCCTA